ATTAACGAATGGAGGAAAATGATATAATCAAGATCCACCAAACTTCTCCAATCAGAGGGTATATACCCTCGGTTGGGGATAGGGTCGCTGACATCTTTTCAAAAGATGTCTTCGACCCAGAGGTGAAAAGAATCGTTAAAAACGGTTCGGCTTTCATCTCGGGACGCCAAGTACCAACTGGACTGTCCCTTACATCAATCGGGACCAGGGTGGGTCCGAAAGATGTCGAACTTCTGAAGGAAGTGGGTTACCCAATTCTACAGAAGACCCGATCAGGCGACTGGATAGCAGTGCCGAACCGGGATAACGTCTTCTCTGGGGTTTCATCCCAAGGAAAGACGATGCTGCGGGATCTGATCAAAAGTCAGATTACCCACAATTCGAAGACCTTCTCCGATCTGGAGAGGGCCTACGATGACCACTACGAGTCGTCCTCCTCAGGAGGAGACGAGAGTGATTTTGCTGATCCTTCCGATTTTGTCGAGAAGTACCGGCTCCATTTCAGCGATCCGTTTAAGACGAACGCTGCAATGGTGATTGGACAAGCTATGGGTAATATGCCCAAGCTCACCAATTGGCCCGGCGGAGTTGTTACGCTTGCCGGGAAGATCCCACCGGTGGCCCTTGGGCCGAAGTGGGATGGCAATAAGGAAAGGGGTATCCCCTTTTACGAAATTGCTTCGGTGGACGTTAAGATGCACGTCCTCCTCAAACACACACACTGGGGTAAATACCTCAATGAGATGTGTTCACCTGGCAATGTTCTCTCAAAACATGCCAGAGAGACCCGAAAGAGAATAAAATATTTTCTCTCGGGCTCAAGCGATCCTTATCTGAGGAAATCTCAGAGGGACGCGCTACCTCCTCGGACAGGTACGAATATACGTACAGTCCAGAGGACCAGAGCTCTCAGGATGATCCAGATCATCATGAACTCTGACGGGATGTTCGCACAGATCTATCTGGCGGACCCCCTTGCCGGCTGGAGCTGGTCGATGTTCGACCGCTTCACCGTGAGGAATATCGAACTCTTTCTAAGAGACGAGTTCCTTGACGGGGAAATGCAAGACACTTCCCCAGTGACTCACTACGAACTGTTGAAACAGTATCGTGGAAGTCTGAAGGAGGCAGTACTCGGTGGAACCGAGCTTCCTGCCCCCAACTCCGCTATCGCGGAACCCTTCAAAGTTGTGGTATCCTACCTCAACTCGAAGAGAGACAATTCAATCCAGTGGTATACTGCAGTGAATGTCTTAACCCAGACGCGGGGGTGAGGAACGCCCCCTGCTCTGGTGACCCTGAAGTCGAAGGAGAAGTTCCTTCGAACTACAGGAGAAGAACCTAAACCGATTCCTTTGGAAACGATTCAGTTCATACGGCAAACAACCCAATCTTTGATCGGGGAAATGCCGGATCATGCCTTCACTGGTCTGCTCACAAAAGCAGCAGTGAGGGTTGCCACCTCCGCGTGCTTTGAAAGTACGAGGGAGGATGGTGGGACCATCGAAACTGTCAGAAACCTGACAGACGAGGGTCCGTTCGGGAGAGCGGTCAATTTAATTGACCTCAACACCGGGAAAGCCGTCGGGAAACCCATGAAACTGGGTGAACTCACGGAAGGAGAGTATGTCTTCTGGAGATGTCTAGAGGAAGTACTCTCTACACCACTGGAGCACCTCAAAGAGGCGTCACTGGTGATGATTCGGGAACCAGGTAAGGCAAGAACCGTTACCAAGGCCCGTGCGTGTCTGAAAGTCGTCTTAGACGTCATCAACCACGTATGCTCTTACCCTTTGAGAGAGGGTCTGAGCAGTAGTTCCAGCGGGATGGGAAAATCCCATCACGGTTGGAACTTCTTCAAGTCCTTTTATGGAGCTTGGAGATCTGTTACCTTCGACGAAATTTCGAGGAGGGCATCAGAACCGGTCGGCGAGAGTTTCTCAGAAACCCGCACCTACCGAGATCTCTTCGTCAGTTGCACTGACTACGAAGAGGCCACAGACCACCTACGACATGATGTCGCAGCAGCTGTGGCGGACCTTTGGATGCGCAAATGCGGGATCCCAAGAGTCCTAATGGGGGTGGTACATGCAACATGTTTCTCCCCCCGTACCATCTTCTTTTCCGCCTCAGGTGGAACAAAGAATTTTGGTGAACCGTCTCCGACATTGGATAATCCAATGAGAAGAAAGATGGTCCTTCGTCGTGGGGTTCTAATGGGAGACCCCCTAACGAAAGTCGTCTTGCACCTGATTAATGCAGGTGTCCGACGAGTAGGCGATGTCGGTAAGAGAGACTCTTACTTGCTCGCCTTTCCCGAACTCTCATGTGTTACACAGAGAGCTCGGGAATTGTACTAACACCTTGTCTTTGACAATGGGTTAGTACCGCTAAACTTCAGGGCCCAAGTGGCCACGTATTAGC